ACTCGAGCTGAAAGGTGAAGCCGTTCCCCATACTGGAGAACTTCTCCCACTTAACAGTTCGACCGTTAAGAGTGCCAAAATGGCTTCGACAAGCATCCATAAGGTGAAACCATCGAGGAGGAAGTAATTCCTCAACGACGGATAACGCTATGGAATCACTTGCAGAAGAGAGATCAATAGAAGCAATCTTGTTAGTTAAACTACCAAGATAAGCTAACTTTTGATTCCTCGACTGAAAGCGCAAATCGATGCCACACCTAAATAGCCTTCTTTGAATCATTTCGCCAATCGACTTCTGGAACCAAAGATTGATTCCAGGCTCGACGGCGATAACTCGATTCGTAGAGGCATCTTTAGGTACAGTGATCACCTTATTCCCGGTCTGGAAGGTTGGAAAACCCGACAGACTTAACCGATATGCCCACTGAGGATAAACCTCAGAAAGCATAGTCAGGGGAACAAGGTCGTACAGATCACGCGTTATTCCAGTTTCATACTGGAACTTTTTGACTGGACTGGCATCTCTACGTTTGATCAACGTAGAGGCGCCAGGCCCCCAGTCAGGAGCTGCGAAGAACTCGTCTGCGCTAAAGTCGCCAAGAATCCTTTCGATTTTACGAATGACTGCGGAATGCAGCCAGACGATACGGCCGGCGGTATGCCTGTCGTATCGTAAGGACTTGAAACGAACATTAGTTTGCTTACACAAAGCCTCAAATTCTTGAAACTTTGCCAAGGCAACCTCGTCCAAGTCATTTGTAAGGGTTAATCCCTTATACTTTGACAAGAACTTAGTCGCCGCGTAAGCATCTCGACAGTCAACTACAGAATTGTAGTTGACCGGATTGAATTCAAGCTTAGATAGCTGATCATGCTCTCCCTCACGGAAGAGTATGGCAACCATCAGAGCTCGAGGACAATCGAGAGCAGATAAGTACTCCGCAACTACCAGGGAGTCAAACTCCTTGGTAACGCGGAAGCCTGAGATACCTTTAAGGTATCTTCCACCTTGCTTCTTAGAAGACATGGTAGTTCTCCGAAGTTCATGCTGTGAAGGCCGTAAGGCCAACGAACGTGTACGACTTAGTACACGTTTTCGAACGTCGTCACAGCGACTTCGAGCGGGGACCCTGACGAATCTGTCGGGGTACCGTCGGAGGCGTTGATCAGACGTGCGAAGAGCGCAGCCGCGCAGCTGAAAAGACGTTGTCTTTCAGCTAACGTGGAACGCTCCGGCAGCATGAACTCCATGACCGCGGTGCAGTCGTACGCTTTCGTCGGAGCCGGCTGAATGCCGGTCATCGTCGAGGCGGACGTCTGCTCCAAAGTCGGGAGAACAAGCTTTGCCATCACCTTGAAGATGCGGCTCGCCTTGGTAGGCGGACGCACCGACATGGAGAGGGCCGGGTAACCGATGGCGATTCCGCCACTCCGGTCAACCCACCTCGCGACACCTTGGGGATTGATCCCTTCGGGGTTAAGCGTGGTATCGACACCAACGGTCGCACTGGTCGTTAAACGTGCCAGCGCATGATCGATGATGCCGGACAGCTTCACTGCCGCTAGTGCGGACATGTGTGTTTCCTTCTAAATCGAAAAGAAGAAGCCGCTAGTCTTGCACATCAACCGAAGACGCTCTTCATCAGAGCGATGGCGTTTGCCGCATGAGTGGTAGAGGCTAAACCGTTTTTAAAGATACTCGGAAATACCTGGCCGGGGAAGCTAACAAGCTTCGTACGACTAAGTAAGATCGAATCTCTCTGAAACGAGCCGCCACTCAATAGGAATTGGCCAAAACTTACGGTTGAAATGTTAACGGCAGAATTTACCGATTCTCTAGTGAACATGGTTTCTGATCCATCAACAAAGGACATCCCTGCAAAGGAGGATAAACTCTCCAAGTAGGGGCCGATGGGGATGAACCAGTCCACAACAAAAGAGAACGGCAGTATTTCCCATCCAAGATTGATGGGATTTGTAAAACCCGTCTGACCCAAGAAAGACTGCAGATGGCTATCAATCCGATACCTCATGGCGTAACGACAGGACGTTTCAGTAAACACTGTGTGTTTACCGGCGACCTTACTTCCGTCATGAAAGAAAGGAATGGGAGCCTCTGTTTGGTCTTGACTCGTGCCAGACGCCGTGACCCGACGAACCTGATCACTTGCATGGTTTAACTTTGCAAGTGCTCTCATAGCTCCATCAATGTCTTGAAGTAAAGGTTTCCACGCATACTGAAGCTCTAGCCAATTAATGGCTATAGTTTTAGCAGCAGAGGGACCTTTACCCTTGACACGTGGGATATGACTGCTAGCAAGAGCGCTAAGAGCACCAGGAATGTTCCCCCGGCGCAAACTCGCGACAGACTTATGGATCCGACCCGCCGTATTGGCGATAAGAGCCACTGTCTGACCTATCTGAGCACAGTCTTGGGCGATATTAGCTGCCATATCACCCTCGGCTTTCTCAGTTAAGGACTTGATAGCTTTGGTTCGTGCTAGCGAAAGTGGTACCGCTAGCACTGCGGGTGCCGAGTACTGGGTGGTGAACTTCGTAAATTCTTGAAAGAGAGCCCCTCCGGGCTGACCACTATCGTGTTCAGTTACGAAGGAGGAATCATCAAGAACATTCGATTTCACAACAGTAATCGCCACAGTATGCGGGTTAACCGGATACTGTGATTTCCTCAACTTGGCGAAACCCGGCGTTCGGATACCACTCCATGTTCTGCGATACAACTCGTAACTATCGTTGGTCACAGAGGTGAAAGTATCATCTCTGTTACTGAACTCGGTTACGTGCAGACATGGGGTGTTCTGAACTTCTGGATTAGGCCGCGATGGGGATGATTTCTGTACACCCATTCGGCTCGACCTAGGATGATCTCTAGGTCGCACGCTGTTGCGTACTTTCTGTACAGCAACAGGGAGCACAGCACTAGACCGTTTAGACCCGGTTCTTACGACGGGTAGCTTCACACGCACACGACCTGATTTTTTGAGATCGTCTACAATGTGAGGCAAGCGGGTTCGCGCCGTGTAGGGATATCCGCGACGAAAGGTTGAAAAGTAGAGGTACAATGCTATTTTCTCTCCCTTGCGCCGATGAACAGCAGGGATGACAGGATGTTCGTACCCAACTGGGAACGTAACAGACTGCCAAACCAGCCGCCCACCGACAAAAAGGATGAGTTGGCATTTCTCTACTTCCAACCAATTATCACGAGTTTTCCCTACAACCCACGACAAAGGGTTGCTCTTCGTTCGCGCAGGCCAAGGAGGAGGGAGAGTCATTCAAGCCTCCAGTATAGAGGCGAGATGGCTAACCCCTTCCCTAGCTCGACGCTGTCGAGCCCTAACCAAATCGCGAGAAGTATGCCGAAAATGATGGCGTAGAAAACCGACTTGATTTGAAAGATTGCCTTTCGGCGTCTCTCTAGTCGAGCAAGCTCCCACGTCTCCATATCGGCTCCTTCTCAAGAAAAGGTTAGGATTTGCAGGGATTATCTCTGCATAAAGAGACCTCATCCATCAATGGTGGGCTAATATACCAA